GTCATCACTGCTCGTTTTTTCTTTTTAGAATCTGAAGGCTTTGCATATGGCATACTATTTCTTCTTTTTAGCTACTTTTGCTTTATGCATTTTGCTTACTTTTTTATGGATACCAGGCATTACCTTCTCTTCCAGCATCTCTTCATCTTTAAAATGCTTAAATGCTTTCTTTTTAGATTTTGGCTTATGATATCCATGCTTTGCACGTTCTTCGCCCGCATGCTCTTTATATTTGCTTTTCATAGATTGTTTTTTCATGGCATTCCTATTTTTTTTTGCATGCGCCAGGTTTGTGCATTGAACCGCATTTATTGCAATGTTTCATGGTATACTCCTAAAAAAAGGGGAGAATAACTCCCCTCAATCTCTGACATAGCGAATTTCTTGACGACCTAGTTCTTGGTCTAATTTCTGTTGTTTCGGTGTCTTTTTGTTAATTTGAGCATCGGGCTTACCCATTATTTTTTGGGCAATCTTCTTCAAATTATCGTTGGGACGAGGGAAACAAGGCATAATTAGCTCCGTGAAAGCTTAAATTGCTTTCTGAATTGCATATGGTTTTCATTTTGGTCTTTATTAACCTCATCAATACCATAACGAAGTTCACCAGGAAGTCCTGCGGATGGGTTTTTGTAAGTTTTACGCATTACTTCTTGTGGTAAGTTGAATGGTTCATTACGTGCTTCATGAATCATGTCATCATCAGCATAAAATTGACGTGATTCAGGGTTCATTTCACGATTCATACCAATACCGGTTCCACGCTTTTGCATTGAATCGTAGTGTCTTTTTTTTGCCATTGTTGGCTCCTCAAAGTTACTGCGGATTTAGTTGCCGCAAGGGTTCTAATGATCCTCTAGCTTCTGGCTGACTTTCAACCACTGAGGCTTGGATATTTTTTTGTTCAGCATTTTTAAGCATTGTTGCAATGCCTACTAATTCCTTAAGGTGGGTAAGGTCTATGCTCTGTAATTCTTTTATCGCTTTTATCATATCGAGGTTAGCGCTTGCATCTGCTCTATGTGCTTCATGCATTTTCTCAACAGCCAATGCTCTATTTTCTTCCACTCTTGAATTACGCTCTCGCGCTGAACCCAATTGAGATTCTGCAGTAGCATTGGATAGATGTATGCGCGCCTGCATCTCTTGCATAGCAACCTGTGCTTGCGCTTGCGCCATCTGTTGTTGCTGTTCTGCATTCTTAACTGAATTCTCAATAATCTTCTTTTTATTTTGTATTGTTGAAGCTTCAAGCATGTCCTCGTTCGTAATTGGAACACCTGCTTCCTGTTTGAGATACACCATTTGTGCAAATTGCATCTGCTTCTGTGTACTGGTATTTAATCCCTCTTCGACTACGCAGTGATATTTTCCGAACGCTTTGTTATAAAACTGTGCTGCTGGTTCTGTTCCCTCTAATATCTTTTTAACTTTTCCTGGAGTGAAATTTGTCTGGATTATATCGAGCATCAACTTACCCACCATTTTTTGTGAGAAGTCTAACTGATCATATAATCCATTAAGCGTTGTAAGTCCTGCTCCTTGTCTGAGCATGGATAAGATACCTGCCTTATCATCAGAAGCCGAACCAAGTAATTCTTCATTAGCTCCTGATATTTCATTGATCTCTTTGGCTAATATTTCTGATACCTGCAAGGTAGTAGGAGGAATAGCAGGTGATTCAACACGTATTAAGTCTTCGGGCTTTGAACCTTGCTTCTTAAAGATCACTCTGCCTTGGTTGGTTTGATGATAAAGGTCATCCGTATTTACTACAGTGTCTTCTGTTGCAATCCAGCCTGAATTCAATTGGCTTTCAAGTATATCTAACTCAATAGCTTTTCTACGGTTATACAAGAACTGAGAATCTCTCAGTCCGCGTACAACACCCTGGATTCGGTTCCAGTAATAGTTTATTTGTGGATTATAGTATGCGAATACCGGTGCGAATGGATACGTATCGGTTCCCGCTACATTAGGCCCATCATACATAACGATGTTTTGTACAACGATGGCTAAACGAGTCGTTGGAATAGTGCATTCAGTAAGTTTTACGGTAGGGAAGGTATGTAAGTAAAGACGTAAGCGCTCTTGATTTTCGCTACGCCATTCCAACGTTTCACCGGTTTGGGTATCAACCAGTAATTTCTGGTTTCTGAAGTCACGATAATGAAACTGATCGACAGGCAACAGATTGCGCATATTAGCTTGGTACGCTTCAGGCATAAACTGGAACTTGGCGTCACGTTGGGTCTGCGTTTCCATGAGGCCAAGTATTTGATCTTCATGACCCGGTAGCATAGTGATAATTTCTTTTTTGGTCATCCAGTTACGTTTCCAGATACCATTGCAATCAGAAAGGTCATGTTTTCTAAAAAAGGGATCGATAATAAATTGGTTGTATGCATTGTTATCGACTTTGATATTGCCTGATATGGGATCTTCACGCCAATCTATCCATACTTCAAGAAGATTCATTCCTGTGATAAGAGCGCCTTGGAATGCTTGGCTAATAGTTTCTAATACACACTCTTGATTATTAATCCAAAGTAATATTTTTGTAAATTGATCAGCCGTTTCTTGATCACCGTTTTCTACAGGAACTACAATTGTAGATTTACGAGTTCTTCTTTGGTGTCCTGATATAAGATTGACGATTCTCATTATGCGGTTAAATGAAAAGGTTTTCCGTCTTAGAATTGGGACATTGCCATAAATACCACAATCATTGTAAACGTCTTGGTCTCCGGCATAAAAACGGGTATCAAAGTCCCCTTGTGTCCAATACGCAAGATTGTTAGTAATAGCATCCGCATAGAAGGCTTCCATGCGCGCTTTTATATCACGTCCACCGTCATCTACATAGAATTCAGGGCCAAGTCCTGGATAGAATCCCATTGGGTATACCCTCTTTCAAAATTGATTAATCAGGATGATCCTAAGACGGTACACATTTATATTCAAGGAAATAATAAAAAACCCACGGTGAATGGTAACCGTGGGTGTAGTAGGAGATGTCCTCTTATGATGGATCAGAGGATTCGCAAGAATTTTTTATTTGAGATAACAATCGCTTGTAATTTTTCTGCTGTAATTTCTCTTCACGATCGTAAATTTCTTTCATGATGTCAACCATCTTACTATCGGTTATTACTACTTCGAGTGGATTGTTATTATTTTGAGTATGTACAGGACGTATAATTGGTCTATTTTTCTTCAAATTTCCTCGATATACATCTCAGTTTCATTTATTATTAAATTTCCTGATGATTGCCGAATATCAAACCCTAATGGGGCTAATGATCCCCTTAAATTGCTTGGCCTGGCTTTAGGCATAAGTATTAAATGTTGTTTAAAAAAGTCGTAAATAAGCGAATCTTTTATCCAAGTTTTAAATCTACTAAAGCCTATAACATATTGTGCTTGTTTAAATGCTATTACCTCTGGCCTATTATTAAATTTATCCCACCCACATACATAGCATTCATTGCCGTCTGATTCGGGTATGATCCTATTCGAGATATGGCCACATTTTTTAAACTTAACTTTCATTATGAATTCTCATATAAGATTTGTTTTAATATAGCTTTTGCTACTTTTACACATACAGCATTGCCAAACTGTTTGTAGGCCTGTGCATTTGAAACGGGTATAACAAAGCTATCGGGGAACCCCTGTAATCGTGCGCATTCACGTGGGGTGAGTTTTTTAAACCCATTTTTTAATTTATACGTATCCCAATTATGCTTATTATTAATTCCTGAACTTCTTCCTCCCGATCGGATGGTGTGAGATGTATTTTGCTCAAAGTCATCCTGCAATAGCTGTGATAACGTTACTTTTTCCTGCTTAGCAGGCCACGTAAACGCTCGTGGCTCCTTAAAGCCCATAAAGAAGATACGTTCTCTATTCTGTGGCACGCCATAATCCTTGGCATTCAATACGGTGTAATGCACGTCATAGCCCAATGATTGGAGGGTATCTAATATGACCGCAAGGGTCTTACCATTATCGTGGTTCTTAAGGCCTTTTACGTTCTCTAAAAGAAACATCTTAGGATTCTTTTCTTTGAGTATCCGAGCAATCTCAAAGAATAAGGTACCTCTGGTGTCCTCAAAGCCTAATCGCTTACCTGCAATACTGAAGGATTGACACGGAAATCCACCAAAGAGAATATCATGGTCGGGTATGTCTTTAGCATCTATCTTGGTGATGTCGCCATGCGGCTTGATACCATGATTGGCTTCATAAGTGATACATGCATACTTGTCTATCTCAGAGGCAAACACACAGTGACCGCCCAGTTCTTTTGCTGCTTCATGAAACCCTCCGATTCCTGCGAATAAATCAATAAAGGTGAATTTCATAAAATCCTTATTCACCCTAAAATAAGACTCACTTAATTCCCCGCTTACTTACGACACGATATTCCTTAGTATCTTTATTAATTTTAATAAGTTCGCTGTGATCATAACCATGACACAAACACCAGCATTGCTTTGTGATTTCATCAACTCGAACTGCGCACGTTGGAATTGGTTCTTCAAAATAAAGCTCAAAGATCATAAATTTCCTTACTTTGGTTGCGCACAACCCGTTACGTAGTTGTTTTGCAGTATCTCATGTACTGGCTTGATGGGCATTGAAATAGCGGCTGCTTTGGGTAGGAGTATGAAGATGATGATAATGAGGGTCATTTATGTTCTTCTGTATAAGATTTTCTAATCATTTTGCTCAATTGTTTTCGTTTTAACTTTCTTTCTTTCTGTTCTTTATCAACATCTTCAGGATTTCTTTTTAAGATAATATTTTTTTCATCAATATCAGTAAAAAATGGTTTCCAGATATCATTCATTTATCGTAGGCCTTTTATATTTATTGGGGTGATCGCAAACTATGAAGGCATCAAACGTCGAGGGGCGACATTGATTATAATGTTCTCTTTGCATGCAATCCCTACAATACATTTTTGAATAATCTGGACATAAAGGACAATCTTCTACTTTGCTTTCTTCTATTCTTTTCCAATAAGATTTATATTCTTCGTTCGTCATTTATCCCCCAAGGGTGGTTGCGGGAGCGGTTGCCAATATGTGATTTCTTCCTCTAATTCCTTTTCATAGAAAAAATCGGCATAAACTCCACAGCATCCTTCTTGATCAAGCCATTTCCACCATTTGTTTTCTTCGCTTAAATAACTTATTGCTATAAATGGGTAACCTGTTTTCTTACCATAAATCAGAACTTCTTTATTTAATTCAGGCAACTCCTGGTTCACCGATATCCACTTCATTCATCCCCCTTCGGTGGTTCTATCTCAGCCCAATATATGATTTCTGAGACATAAAATTGAGTACAACAACAGCCCGTATACCATCTGATATCTTCGGGATATTTATCTTTGTGTATTTTAGCCCTGTCTCTATTTGATTTATTGGTATCATAGCGCCACGAAATGTTATATGAGTCTGATTTACCATCAGTAACAATAACAGAAGTTTCTACCTTAGGCAGCCTTTCGCTTACTTTGATCCACTTCATAAAGTAACCAGATTGTTATAACGTCTTGATCTCAAAACATCGCCCCCTTTTGAAGGCATTCCTTTTGCCATTATTTCAAATCTTCGACCAATAGAGCCAGGTATACGGATAATACCCAAGCGTGAGAATCCCACAATTTTCATTATTTCCTGGTAATCCTTTAAATTAACCCAGTTCTTTGAAACATTTAAAAGTCTATTATCAAAACTTGTTTGAACTATAGGAGGTATGTTCACATTAATCCTTCTTACAGCTACTAAAATGTACCGCCAAGGTGACTCCTGCTGTTACGATGGAAGCTATTATAGCCGATACACTGTTACTGACAATCATGCGTCTGTTGTGTCGGTGCTTGGGTATCGTGTCTTCAGAGCCTTCAGTGCTATTGGCTGGTGTGCTTGGTGTGTCTTTTCTATCTTGAATATGTATATGAATTTCTTGACTGGGGGTGCGTCTAACATTCAAATCACTTTGTGCATCACACCGTGGGATGGGTACGCGTAACGAATCAGTTGATGGGGTATCACCTCTGTGTACTACC